CTGTAATAGGTTGGGTATCAGAGGAGATACATATACCTTATCGTAACCCTATGGACAACAAAGTACACAAATATATGGTAGACTTTTATGCTGAAATTAAACAAAAGGATGGCAGTAATAAAAAGTATCTTATAGAAGTAAAGCCTGAAAGGTTCACAAAACCTCCTGAGCCTAGGAGAAAAACTAAGAAATACCTACAAGAAGTTGCTACTTATGCTGTAAATGAGGCAAAATGGGATTCAGCTAAAAACTTTTGTAAAAGTAAAGACATGGAATTTCTAATAATAACTGAAAAGGAATTAGGCATTTAAGTTATAAATACTTATATGGCAAACCAATTTGCACAAATAAGAGCAGAACACGACGATCAAATAAAATCTGATCGTTGGTATATAAATGCTGTAAGACAATTTGCTGGAGGCGTAAATACTCCTCAAGATGTTTTTGCAAGTGATTTAGGTAAATTTGAAAACACAATAGAAACAGGTCAAATGTATATGTTTACATACGACGCTAAACATAAGGAAACATTACCTTATTTTGATAAGTTTCCTTTATCTATTATAATTGAACCTTTACCTCGTATAGCAGGATTTAGTGGAATCAATTTACATTACTTGCCTCCAATGATGAGAGCAGAAGTGTTAGGTAAATTAAGGGAAGTACAGGAACAATATACAGACGATAAAAGTAAATTACGTTCTAGTTGGAATGTAGTTCAAAATTATTCTCAGTATCCTGTAATTAAGAAGGCAGTTAAAAAATATATAGCAGCTGGTGTTACAAGTCGTTTTTATAAAGTAAATCCTATGAACTGGAGACCAGCAATATTTTTACCAACACAACAATTCGAAGGAGCTACAGCAGCTACTGTTCAAAGGCAAACAATGCTAAGAGAAGAAAGAAAAAGAAGTAAACTAGGAGCGACAATTTAATGGCTTACGAAAAACCTCAAGGTCCAGTAACCCAATACGGTGTTAATAGATGGGACCAATGGAGCTTTTTATCTGAAATAAGAAAAAGAGCTTTAGCCCGTACAGAAAGATTTGAAGTACAAGTTAAATTTCCTCCGGGAATAAGTGCAATAAATCCTGATACAGGACAAGCAGTACAGGATTGTTCTTTATTCTGTGAAGAAGTACAAATACCAGGTATGACCCTGGCAAACAAAGAATTTAATTTAGGGCCATGGACACATTACAGAAACAATAATGTAGCGTTTCTAGGTAATGAAATTAACTTAACATTTTATGTTGATGATAATTGGCTCTTAAGACATTATTTTGAATCGTGGATGAGACATTGTGTTGACACCACATCAAAAGAGGTTACATATCCAGTAGATACATGGGGAGAGATTTCTATTAATACTTTGGATATGAAAAACCGTTATAAAAGTTCATGGATATTACATGAAGTTACGCCTAAAGTATTAAACTTAATACCTCTCTCAATGGGTTCAGTTGGAATAGCAAGAGCTACTTTAATTGTATCAGCCGCATATTGGGAGTCTAGTGCTGTTCGTGTTGACATAGGTAAACCTGATAATTTTGAATCAACAGAACCTGAACAAAACGAAACAAGAACTAAAGTAAGAAACTGGGTATTAGATTTATTTGGCATGGGTAAAAAAGAAGAAGAAAATGGCTCTGATCCTGTATTGGATGAGAGCAGTGATTAAGGAGAAATAAAATATGGCATTACCAAAAATTGATACTCCAACGTTTGATTTGAATGTTCCTTCTACAGGTGAAAAAATAACATTTAGGCCTTGGTTGGTTAAGGAAGAGAAAATCCTTATGTTAGCAAATGAAGGTGGTGAGTATGAGGATATGGTGAATGCGTGTAAAAACGTTGTTCATAATTGTTCATACGAAACTATCGATGCTGGTAATTTAACTATGTTTGATTTACAGTACCTATTTTTGCGTTGTAAAGAAAAGTCGGTAGCTGGTAAACAGGACTTTGTTCTAAGTTGTGGAAATTGCGAGGCAAAGGTTCCATACGAATTAGATCTAAAGGATATTCAACTAGCTGGTGACGTAGACAACGATAGGACTGTAAAGGTTACAGATGATATTATAATTAAATTAAAATATCCTACTGTAGATGATGCATTAACATTACAAAATGCTAAACCTGTTGACTACATTAAAAAATCAATTGAATATGTAGCTAGCGGAGATGAAGTAATTAATGTAAAAGATGAAAGCGAAGAAGCTATAGATGAATTTATGGATAGCTTACCCGTAGACATTTTTACAAAAATGTTAAACTTTTTTAATGATATGCCTATGATGCAACACATCGTAGAATTTGAATGTAAAGAGTGCGGTCATAAAAACAAAGTTAATATCAGTGGTGCAGAACATTTTTTCGGATAACTCTTTCTCAGGAAAGTCTTGAAAATTATTACAAGACTAATTTCTTGCTTATGCAAGAACATCATTATAGTTTGACGGAACTAGAAAATATGATGCCGTGGGAAAGAGAGGTGTACGTGACTTTCTTAATTGAGCATTTAAATAAAAAGTCTGAGAAGGCAAAGGAAAGAGCTAGACAAAATAGAGGAATAGTTTAATGGTCGATAAAACAACAGACGACTTACATAAGTTACTTGAAGAGCAAGGCAAAGATAGTGCGGAAGCTCAGGAAGTACTGAAAGATGGTTTACATGAAAAACTAGATTCCCTAGAAGACCACGGATCCACCAACAGATTACTAAACGTAGCTCAAGGTTTAGAAGCAATAAAAGGTTTTAGGGAAAGAGGACAAATTCTTAAAATATCAGAAAAAGTTGAGGAAGCATCAGAAGCTGAGAAAAGACATAACCAAGGTGCTAAGCGAAGTCGTAAAAGAATAGAATCAGAATTAAAAGATATAAAAGAGATGTTAATGTCTCAAGGAATGTCTGCTCAAATGGCAGAACAAGAAGCTTATCAAATGATCGGGTTAGGTGGTGGAGCACAAGCAGTTAGTGCTAATCAACTAACAATTCCAGGCATTCCAACAGGTCCTTCAAGAACAGAGATGTTAGCTAGTTCTATTTCACAAATGGCAGCAGCTAGTCCTGTTACATTCAATCAACAAGAAGGACAAAGTATAGCTGCAATGAAAACATTTGCTGATAATTATAGTGATGCAGGTAATTTAGGTAAACTTGCAGATGCAATAGAACAAGACAAAGAGTCAGGTGAAGGTAATTTAGGCAAAAGAGTAGGGAGTTTAGTTAAGGCATTAGAACAAGGTGCTATAGGTAAAGGAGATAAAAAACAAATAAGAAACCAAATGTCTCAGCTTACAGCATACGCTGATACCAACAAATTAGATATTGGTATGGGCGATATGATGGAACAGTTCAATAAAGATTTAAAAAATACATTCAAAGGTAGTGTAAAAGAATTTTTCGGTATAGACCAAACAGGAAATAATAAAGACTTTCAAGGATTAGATTCGGGTGTAACAGACCCAGATGCTGTTATAAGTAATTTCGCATTTCAAGATCGAGATAAATTAGCATTAGGACAAGGACAAGTACAAAACGCAACTAGGTCATTTGAAAAAGGCCTAGATGAAATGTTAAGTGATAAAGGATTCAAAGCACCAAGCGGACCACAAAGAATAAGAGACCCACAAGGCGAACAAATGTCTCAAGCAGAGATATTAGTAGCAGGAAGAACAGGTATAGATAACGAATCATGGGGCGAAAAACAAACTGAAAAGCTAGAAGAAATTAGACAGTTATCAGAAGACATATTAGGAGTTCTATTAACTTTAAATACCGGGGGAGGACCTGGTATGCCTTTTGGCGGAGGAGGTCGAAGAGGCAGAGGCGGAGGCCGAAGAGGTGGTCCTAGAACTGGTACCAGTAGATCAGGTCGAGTATTACGAGGACCAGGAAATGCTAGAATGGGATTTAATAATCCTGGTAATTTAAGAAATCCAGTTCAAGCCCAAAGCGGAAGGTTTTTTGAAGCTACTAGCCCACAAGGACAAGCAATTCTAAATAACTCTGGTCCTCGTAATGCTAGTACAATGAGTAGAATTACAGATGCTGTGAGAAATCCAACACAGGTTGCAGGACAAGGCATGAATGCAATAAGTGAAGGTGGAAGAGGATTAAGAGCTATGAGCAGTGTAGCTAAAATTGCAGGGCCCGCTTTTGCAGTAGCAGACGTAGGTTTGACAGGATATGAAGTATATCAAAACCAACAAGCAGTAGGCGAGCAAATTGACGAAAGGACAGGTGAAATTTATACACAAAAAAGTGCAACTGCAGATAACACAGAAGCTATAGCAAGTACAGCAACAGGTTTAGGAACAGCAGCTGTAGGAGCAGGTTATGGTGCTGCAATAGGAACAGCAATATTGCCTGGAGTAGGTACACTTGTTGGTGGTGCTATAGGTGGTGCTGTAGGATATGTAGCAGGTAGTAAAGTAGGTCAAGCAATAGGTGACTTATTTACAGAATCAGAAATGGAAAAGAATTTAAAGAGTGCAGAAGAGAAAGGAATTTATCAATGGAACTGGATGCAGGATAAAGTTGTAGGACCATTAGATAAAGCAACTGATGCCGAACTACAATCAATGATATCACAAGATGACGTCTCAGACAGCGATATGCGTAAACTACAAGACGAATTTTATAAACGTAATCCTGTTAGTGGAGAGGCATTAGAACAAGCAGCAGGGGCTGGTGTTCGTGCTGGTATGGAAGCAGGCGACGCTAGTCCTACAGGAGCTGCTATAGATAATATGACTAATTTGTTCGATGATTCACAAGCTATGGCAGATCAAGCATCACAACAAGTATTGATATCAAATGTATCTAACGTTTCTGGTGGTGGTGAACAATCACCGATTGCTGTTGCTATAAGTAAACCTGGTCCAAGAGAACTTAATACAAGTTCTATTTCTCGTTTACAAGATAGTAGATTTACTTAAAGATTAGCTACTCTATCTCTAAGTCTTATTGCTCTATTACCAACTTGTGTAGCCCAACGACTGTCCATCATTTCAATTGAAGCTTTATTCCAGTCACTTTCATTAATAGCCGCAATGAATTTTTTAAATCCACCTAGTCTACCTCTTCCCATGTTGAACATCATATTAACAAGAACTTCTTGTAATTCGCCAGGATAATTATTCCAATTATCTCCAAACAATGCCTCACATTCTGATACAGCAATATCTAGATCTTTTTCAAAACATTCCTTAACACGTTCTTCTGTGATAGTAGTGCCAACCGCAGACCCATGTTCTGCGTCTCCTTCAATGATAAGATGGCCAACCCCGAATGTAGGATAACCAAGATGGTCAAGATATACTTCATAGACCACGCCCTCATCAATTTTTAATTGTTCGTAAACAGCTTCCCTGTTCATTTTTACCTCTCAATGGTTTTCGTAATTTTCTAAAGCCTTCGATGCTATGTATCCAAACTGTTCATCAGGCTTCATATAATTTATAGTAATAGACTTTCTAGAGTCTTTACTTTTGTTTGTCGTAGTAATATTTATTTCATCGTCACGTTCGTTATTGAAATAACCTTTAGGTTCTTCACTAGCAATTGCTCGATTAAAATTACCGCCTCGATTGTATTCTTGATTGTCTGCTTTACTTTCCTCATTGGACCAAACGTTTTTATTAAACACATAATGTTCTAACCAACCAGGCCATATAATTAAATCTCCTGTTTTAGGTTTTATAACTGTGTCAATATCTATGCCGTGCATCTTACCAGGCAACCAAGCTTCTATTAAATTACCTATAGGATTTCTAAATGCTATAGGTGTATGCCTTTCCTCATTTTGAACATAGTAAGTACATATCAACATAAACTGAGAATGGTTATGCCAATCGTAACTATCTTTTTGGTCAAAGCATGACCACCAAGAAAAAGCTCTCCACATTTTATCTAATAAATGTTCGTGTGGAAAATTTGTTAATGACCTTAAATAATTTACTGCGTGTTCTCTTACTCTAGTTTCTAGTTCTTCGTAATGTGTAATGCCTTCCATAGCATTTGTTTTTGCTTGTAAAACATGAGTGCCTTGTGGGTCAGCATATACAGAAAGTTTTCTAAAGTTTCTACCGAACTCTGGATTTTCTTCTTCGTAATAAGCTTTGCTATCGTATTGTTTTGTGATATCCTCATTTAGACTTTCTTGTAAGTCCATTGAGAAATTTTGTATGTGATATATAGGTAATCCAAATAAGTTCCAATGGGATTGATTTTCTTCTAGTTTCCTGGCTGTCATAAAAATATTTATAGTAAAAAAAGAGGGCAAGTTCGAGACTTGCCCCCCAAAAACTTATTCAAGTTTTAGTCGTCTTCCGCTAGGGACTTGAAGTACGATAATGTGTCATCATCGTCATCTTCCACAGCCGAGCTAGTTTCGGACACTGGTGATGCTTGGACGTTTTTCACTTTTTCCATAAACTGTTCGTCTTCAGCATCTACTTTTGGCTGAGAAATACTCTCTGCCGTTGGAGCAGTCTTACTTCCTAGAACCATATCTAGTTTGGACTTAAGCTCTTCATACGTTTTAAAGTTCTTAGGATCAACCAATTCAGCTAAGCTGTGTTGTTGTGCCCATAGAGCTTCAATTGCTGCATCATCTGATGCTACAGGTGAAGGACCTTCAAATTCACTTTTATCATAATTTCTAAATCCTTCTACTTGTCTAATTTTAAGTTTGAAGTTAGCACCTTCCCAAAAATCAAAAGGATTTAAAGGAGTTTCATCTTCGAACTGTGGTTGCATAACATCTTTAATTTTATCAAAGATCTTTTTACCGAACTTGTATGTAAATACTTTACCTACGTTGTCAGGATTACCTGAATCTTCAACAACCAAAATGTTAGACCAATAATTTAATCTTCGTTTTTGTTTACGAGCGATATCTTTATTAGCCTCAACACCTGAATTCCAAAGCTCAGAATTTAATTCTGATACCGGGTCAGGTTTGTTAAGTGTAGTTAAAGAGTTTTCTATATACCACTTGCCTCCAGGTCCTTGGAACCCATGATTCCAAATTCTAACCCAAGGCATTTCCTCTCCTTTAGGAGCAGGCAAAAACCTAATAACGGCGTAACCGTTACCTGCTTTGTCTACTGTTGGTTTCCATTCCCGACCATCATCTTGATTCCAATTTGATTGGGGATTTGAGATTTTCTCGACTTCCTTCATTAGATTATCGAACTTACCGCGAGAATTCCTAAGTTCACTAAGTGTATTAAACGACATATTTTCCTCCGTATTGCGTTGTATATTGTTTTTTACGTTGTATTAGAAACATTTCTGTTCCTAGCAATATTATTTATAAGACTAGCATGTTTAACAAAGAGTGTTTTGGTACTCTTTTTACCCATAAAAGGGTCATACTTTTTAATTAGTCTACAATAGTCTGATAGAACTAAATCGTCTACATAATCATCTACAAACCCTATTATCTTATTTAATATTACTACCGTTTCCAATGCTATTTGTCGGCCCATTAGCATTTTTAATATTAAAGGATGTTGTTCATCTTTTGTAGCATCCTCTATATTATCCTTTTCCATTCTTAATTGTATAGAATGTA